GGCACCGTGTACAACGACCCACAAGACAAGCCCCAGCCAGAGTACCCAGTTACTCCAGCCACACAACCTATCGCCGTTACCACTAACGCCCCAGACGGCACCAACGGAAATGCAGCCACCGCTGCTCTTGCACTGGTGCAGGACCACCCCGCACTGCCAGAGGGGCCATGGCAAGTGGAACTTTATGCCATGGAGGGCTGGTTCACCGCGCCGTAACTAATTTATCCATAGACCAACAAGGGGTGGCTCGTAAAACAGTCACCCCTTACCATGGGGTATAGCCAACCAAAAGGAGTTAAACAAATGTCAACACGCTGCAATATCCTACTCAAAGACGCCTACGGCGACGAAATGTGGTTCTTTAGACACGGCGACGGTGAACCAGAAACCGTAATGCCCGATCTTAAACGCTTCATGGGCTGGGTCAAAAATAATCACATTCGCAGCAACGTCAGTCAAGCAGGGGGCTGGATTATCGTTATGGGGCTACCTCCACTCGACGGGCTCACCGGGGGGCTAACACCCGAAATACCACGCAACGATCCATATAGCCCATGGAAAGTAGGCCGCTACGAACCCGCCGTAAGGCAAGGCGGCGATATCGACTGGCTCTACACCCTCGACCTTGGGGCCAAAACTATCACAAAAGAAAAGGTGTCGTAAAACCACAATCCCAGAAAACCGCCAATGTGTCCGAAATATATGGCCCTATAGTCATCTCGAGTAGGAATGGAAAAAATAAAAGCAAATAATCTTCGAAGGCTAATAGGGCAATAGGGTTTGGATATAGGCTAATGGTGTCAAAAGGTTAAGCCCTATTAAGGAGTTATTGTTTCATTTTTAAGTCTAATAGGTTTAATAGGTTTAATCAATAGGTAGCTAAGGCTCCTAAACCGCGCGCGCGCAAACTTGTTTTTCTGTATAGTTCGAGCTATCTGAGCTACCTTTAGGGTCGAACCAAACATATCGCGAGGGAAACATGAGTGGTGCTAAGAATAGCTACGCTGGCAAAATCAAACCACGCAAGCCAGACGCTGAACAAATTGAACGCCTTTCCGACTATGACGAAATAGGAGTAGGAAGGCAAAAGCTAACCGACAAACAACGCACGTTCGTATACGAGTACGTAGTCAATCAGGTAAGCGGCACAGAAGCCGCAAGGCGAGCTGGCTACAAACATCCTAATGTACGGGCAGCAGAACTCCTAAATGACAAACCATACGTCGCCGATAGGATCAACCAATTCCGTCTTGAACTTCAACGCAAGTATGAAGTCACCTATGAAAATCACGTAGAGCAACTAGCCAAACTTCGTGACGTCGCTCTACATAATGGGGCGTACTCCGCAGCCGTTAACGCAGAAAAAGCACGGGGTCAAGTAGGGGGTCTATACGTTGATCGCAAGGAGATTTTAGTCGGTCGCATTCAGTCAATGGACAGGGACGACGTTGTTCGTCGCTTGCAGGAAATACACCATCAGTACAGGCCGATTCTAGATGTGACACCTGTTGAGGAGAAAGAAGATGAAGGAATCAGATCTTTGGAGAAAATTACGTGACGGTACGTCGGACTTAAAAATCCATTGGACTCGTCTCGAATCATGGGCTTCGCCGGGGATACCTGACGTCCACGGCTTTTTTGAGTCGTACGATCTATGGGTTGAACTGAAGGTTATAAGAAGTAGTCAACTTAAAATCAGACCACACCAGATATCATGGCACTACAGTCGTCATCGTATGGGAGGGTCGTCATTTATATTGATCGGGGATCCCCGGAGGGGGCTAGTGAATCTTTACACAGGGGCCGTGATTCGTGATTTGACTGTCCCGTCGTCGATTTCGTCGGTCCCGTTGATCTGGTCCAGTCCGTTGAAAAACTGCGACTGGCGATCCATGATCGTGGCTATGTGCTCAGTGATCGAGGATCAGAGGTCCAAGGACCGTGACCATAAAGATAAAAAAGAAGTTGCTTAGATGGTAGCGCCATGGTAAAGTTCGAATAGTTACCCCACTAGGGGTGATGGCCATTATACAGGAGAAAGTTATGGCACAGTCAAAGCAGAAGGTAGTTGAGTTAGTTGGTTCCGGCAATGCTAAGGAGCCTGTTAGCAGGACGGATTTGCTGGCATTCTTGGCAGCGAACCCTAAAGCGCAAATCGCCCTTACGGGCGGCGCGACGCCGCTAACCCGGGACCATGGCAAGCGCGCCAACATCTTTGGCACGATGGCCACGTGGGAAGGCCCGGCTGTCGAGTTTGCCCGCGATGCACAGGTTGTCAAAACTTGGGGCGGCGGCATGGGCGACCTGCTTATCGGCCTAAATGGCAGCAGGAAAAACGGCTTCGCGCCGTACATCAAACTGGTCGGCTAACACCGCACGGTTCATGGGGCGGGGCGCTTCGGCGCTCCGCTCTTTTTTTGTGCGCGGTAGTCCGTCGTCGTCGTCGCTTGGATCTAAGATCTCGGATCCCCCCCACCACCCCCACCACACCCACCACACCCACTCCCACAACCATATCAATCGCAGTCTGAATCATAGTCCGGGGTTAGGTCAAAAAAAGGGCCACGGCAGAAACACCGTGGCCCCAAGTCACCCCACCGTTTATGGCATTTCTGCCAGTATTGGCATATTTTCCAGGGCCACGGTGGTCACCCAATTTGTAAGTTCTGTGTGTGGGGTAACTTCCGGGTTAACATGCACTTCGTAAATATCTACCATGCAGCGGTTGTCCTGCACATAAGGGTAAATCTCATAGCGCACGGTACCATCGGGTTGGTCTATGGAAAGGCCGTTGCATCCCTCCATACATAATTGATAGTTGAATTTTTGGCTGGGGTTAATCGTCATAACAGCATCCTCCTTTGTTTGGCTGTTAACCAAGTATAGCGCGGCGGGGCGTCGTCAACCATTATCCTTTTATCGTTGTAGTCGTCACCGTCGTCGTCGTCACCGTCGTCACCGTCGTCGTCGTCAACTCAAGTCTGGTCTTGTCTGTCCGGGGGGTGCTCCTGCGCTCCTGCGCGCCGCGCCGCGACGCGGCAAAAAGAAGCCATGCGCGCGACGCATAGCTGCCATGTGCGAGACGCATAGCTACCAGCCATGCGTGAGACGCATAGCTGCCATGCAAGAAACGCATGGCTAACATTAGCAAAGGCGCATATTAGCAAAGGCTAACATAAGCACATGCTTATATATAGTGGGTGTGGCAAAATGGCAACGGGCACCCATAAAAAACCCCATGCCACTTTAAAGGCTTTACATGCCCGGCCCCGCCCCTATAATGGGGGGCAGCGGTGCAAGGCAATAATGCCAAGGCCGCAAAAACCAAAGGGTTAAACAACCAACATGCCTAAAACGCAAACAGCGGCGGCTGCAAACGCAAAAACCACCCACGCGCAAACCGTTGCGGCAAACGCGCAAGCCCAAATGCCCACTACCTTGGGGCAAGCCGATATGGTAGCGGCTGCAAACAAGGCCCACGGCCACGGCGCGCTACATACCGCCTACCATGGCGGTAACAGCCCGTGCCTAAGCAAAACAGCGGTACCAACCGTTGCGGCAAACATGGTGCGGGCCTTTGCAACCAAGTACCCTGGCGCAACGGTTAAGCCCACGGGCGTGGCTACAACGTGGGGCACCAAAGGCAAACCGGGTGGCAAACGCGCCACCATTGTTGCCGCCATTTTGGCAGGCGGCAGCTTGGCCCAAATAGTGGCCGTTGCCAAGGCAAATGGTGCCAGCTTTGCGGGCTTGGCCGACGTGGTAGTGGCCGGGTGGCAAGGTGTTGTTACCTTTAACCATAAGTAAGTAGCAGCAACAGGGCGCGCCGTGTGCGTGCCCAATTGCCGCCCCTAACCAAAAAGGCAAAACCATGTATTGCATTTATAACCAAGGCCCCTTGCCCGCACTTTGTGTGCCCGCACTAACCAACAAGTTAGCGCGCCAAGGCGTGGCAAGCGGTACCTGCGCGTTGCGCGCCCATTGCCTACCGCCCGCACTAACCAACAAGCGCGCAACGGTTGTTAGCAGGCCCAAGCCTAAAAGCCCAAGCGCGCCGCCCCCGCAAATATGGTGCGGTTACCCCGGCTGGCACAGCCCCAATTGCCATTGCCTGCAAACGGGTGTTACAGGCAATGGCAACACCATAGCCAAGCCCCGCCCGGTACACTTGGCCATGCTAAAAGCCCAAGCGCGCCGCGCGGTAACCCATGCGCCACCCATAAAGCACCCCGCGCCCGCTAATGCTTGGGTGCAACATATGTGGCCTGCTACCAAATAACGCGCAAGTAAGGTACCTGCTAAACGCCCGCCGTGTGCGGGCGTTTTTTTATGGGCGCGCCGTGCCCGTGCCTGCCGCTACCAAGTAACGCGCAAGTAAAGGTACCGGGTATTACTTGGCCATTACTTGGTAGCGCCATTAGGGGGCAGCCCCCCCTATAGCGGCGCGCCGCGCCCACCCACCCTCCCACTATTCTCCGTCC